ATAGCATCTGCCAGAAGTTATAAGAACTTTCTGGTGTGCTATCCGACTCTGTTGAGGGTCAAACCTTCACCAAGGGCCTAGGCGATAAAATCGCCGGACTCCAAAGTAGGTGTTGACATACCTATGGTTCGCTGTTCCTTTGCTTCCGTAGACCCCTGGTTGTCACCAGGGTTGCCCACCTCGGGAGAGAAAACTCCCGATGATGTTTTCCCTTACTACTTGTCAGTGTCGAGTCATTCACTTATGTGTATGACCAGAACTCAGGTTTAAACTCCTGAAGGCACTGAGAGAGGGTAAAGGATGCAAACAAATTGGAACTATGAGAAGCACAATGAGATCACGATATAATCGCCCTAGCCTATTTATCAGCTTTAAAATGCTTGATAGATGGCTTCGAGTGATAATCTGGGTCCTCAGTGTGGAGTCTCCGGGCGCCTACTACATTTTGTTGCAGCGTATTAAATCGTTGTGAACCTTATCCGGACCTTTATTTACAGTAATGTATTTGAAGGAATCGGTGCGGTTAATCCACAAATATGTGGCTGGCGTTCCGGTATACACCTCGCAAGGTGTATGCTTGGGAATTTCCGGGGGCCTACCTAAATTGGTACCTGGGCAACTGCGGACTTTAATACGGTCTGCAGACCCGGTTACAATTAGGGCGGTCCTATCGGTCTTGTCTGTCTTCCGAATCATGAAAGTTCGTTCAACCCTTAAGCTCGAGACGATCGTCGCCCCTTTTACAGGGGCATGCATGACGATGCCAGTCTGAGAGCTTAATAGGGTGCTTAAAATGTTACCGAAACGGTTCCATTTGAAGCCTTCGAGCTTTCTGGCTCTTAACTCAGCTGGACCTAACTATAATCCTTCCGTTTTAGGGTTGTCACTTGATGCATTTGCGTTCACTAAAGCTAGTGAACCTTGCGAGGCCTTTATGGCGTACGCAGAGCTTTCGGCAAATAACCATCTGAGTGATGCCTTAAAACAGGAAATGGATAATGTTAGGAACCTTGAGTTGAAGCCGGGAGTTTTACCTGTATTAGGTAAGCTCCATGAAAAGGTAGAGGCAGCGGGTAAAGTACGCGTTTTCGCCATCACTGATGGTTGAACACAGTCTTTACTTTCTGGCCTTCATGATGCCATCTTCGAGGTTCTAAAATTTATACCTCAGGATGGTACGTGAGACCAAGCTGCTCCGTTGAGACATCTTCAAGATTCCCCCGAAACGCGCTGGTCGTTTGATTTAACGGCGGCTACAGATCGTCTTCCGCTCGCTTTGCAGGTTCAGGTCCTAAGTTGCTTAACCAGTGATAAACTGGCGCAATCTTG